CTAGTTGACCAAGACGACGCTCGACATCTTCAGCTTGACGTTGAGCACGACGGCTCAACAAAGCACCCGTTAGAGCCGGCAAGCCAGCACCAATGGCGCGAGCAAGCATCGGGTTGGATTTGAGGAAGTCATCCAACTGGTTCAACCGATCCAATATTTTCTGCCCAGCACCAGGCTCTTGCGGTTTGGCGGGGCCGCCACCACTGATGTCAGGCATAGGAGGCGCAAACGACGAGGGCATAGCCTCGGGTGCGGTAATGAATTGACCTTGTGGAACACCTACCGTAGAAAAAGGGGCCGGCGCGGCGGCCTCGACTGAGGAGGGGAACGAGGGCGCTTCTACTTGGCTAGGCCCAAAACCGCGACTCATGTACGCCTCAAGTTCGGGCGTGAAAACTGTACCGAGACCACGCACAGGACTAACACCAACGTTTACGTTGGAATAGTCCAACATCGGCGCGTCAGACTGATAATACGTTTCCCGCACTGATTCGCCTGGACCTCCAAAGAATGTCGTCTTGCCACCGTCAAAGAACTCCGGCAGGCCGGTGTCGGGATTGACGGTTCCAGCGCCACCAGATGCTCGGAGCATCTCAGCTTCTTGTGGAGTGATGTGCGCGAGCATGGTGTCACCACGACGGCCAGCACTAGCTACCAACTGCGCCATCGTGGACAGATTCGTTTTGAGTGAGCGACCAAGTGCCATGTCAAATCCCCAGTGCGTTTCTCAAGCGCAAAGACGCTTGATTCCAAACATCTTGCAACTCTTCGGGCTTCCCGCCGAATAGTGCGCTCAAATCAGCCTCTTCGCTACTAATCAAACCACCACCACCGCCATAGCGAACACCGCCAGGTTCTTCCTGCGTAATCACCGCTTGCTCACCTGTGACATTCGGGCTGATCTGAATCAAACGCATGATGTCATCGTCAAGTTTCTTTTGATTAGGATCAAGAATCTCTTTTTTGTCAGGTTGTTTCGGGCCTTCATCCGGCGGAGGTGGCGGCGGAGGTGGCGGCGGAGGTGGCGGCGGAGCCTCAAACGGTGGCGGTGGCGGAGGTGCAGGCTGACCAATATCCTCACGAATCAAATCAAGGATGCGATCCAACTCCGACACCACAACATCTTCATCACCACCACCGGGACCGGCTACGTTTGCGCTTACATTGCCAAGTCCACCACCAGTGCCAATAACTACGTTTCCTGCCTCACCAGCAACATTGCCAATGGCAACATTGCCACCAGGACCGGCAACGTTTCCAGCCGCATTGCCTAGCGCATCGCCTGTGCTAATAGTCACGTTGCCACTAGGGCCAGTAACGTCTCCACTAGGACCAGCCACGTTGGCCGCGACATTGCCTTGTGCGTCACCTGTGGAAATCGACACGTTGCCTGTTGCGTTGCCTTGCTCTCCACCAGTCGCAGAGACGTTGCCACTGATTAAGTTCAGAATGTCAGAGGTGATGTTGGATATGGCATTGGCATCACCTTGCACTTGTCCAGTGCTGATAGCCACGTTGCCAGTCGGCGCTTGCGTTACCGGCACTCGAGGTTGGCTCAAAGCGATTAAGCGCTGAACATCTTGTGCGGCAGGAACGGCTTCCCCAAAAAACTTAGTTGCACCACCAGTCGGCTCAAACTGAGTCAAGCGACCTTCTGCCCCTACACGCCCTTCATCATCAATCGTGCCGATTGTTCGTGCGTTATTGACCGTGGCATCGCTGATATTGCGCAAGCCTTGTTCAGCAACAACCTCTCCGCTAGGGCCATAACGGAACTCTCGGTATTGGCCTGGCGCCACCTCAACAAACATGGAGCCTGTAGGCGCACGGCCAGTACCACTTGGACCTGCAGCAGTTTCTTCACCCATGCCCATAACAAGCACACGCTTGCCATCAGGGCGTACATAAGCTGCGTCAATCGTTCCTTCAGAAACTTGCCGCGATCTAGCTTCAGCCGCAGCCAAAGCAGCAGGAGACAAATCTTCTGGGCCGGAAATTTGCAAACCAGTACGCCGGAATCCAGACGTGTCGATGTCATCAACGCTGACAACACGATCGGCACCAAACGGGCGTGGAGGCGGTGCTTCATCGCCTTGTTGAGCAGCTTGCCCACCACCTTGTGCGGCAGCAGCAGCCACGTCACCAACTGAGCCAGCAATGCTGAGTAACGGATCAACGCCAGCAGCAATGTCATTCACAACATTGCCAACGCCTGTGCCGATGATGGCAGCGGTGTTTACGTTCACACCATTGGCTGCCAAGGCGCGAAACGTTTCTTGCCCCACAACGCCACTAGCAGCGCCAAACAAAATGTCTTCTACGTTGCCACCAGCAACACCGGCGACAAACGCATTCTGAGCAGCAGAACCAACGTTAGCAGCAATACGAGTTGCTGTATCAGCAGCCATGTCAGCAGGCAAGGCGGTACGCACATAACCTGCAACGCGCTCTCCAACAACAGGTGCAAGACCACCAATCAAGGCAGCACGAAATGTTCTGTTGAAGTCGCCCCCAGAAAGCGGAAACTGAACTGCTGCTGAACCAACAGCTCGAGCAACGATTTGGCCAATGACATCATCAGCAAGGTTGATGCCAATCTTAGCTAGCAGACTCTTGCCCAATGCCAAAGGCTGCATACCAGGAATGAAAGACAGCGCAATGCTGATAAAAGGCGCAATCTTCTTCAGGAATCCACCAAGACCGCCACCACCAGTCGGTGTGATATTTGGCGCGGCCCCAAGATAAGACACAACGCCATCAGGACGCACAAGGAAAGTGCCCTGCACATCACCTTTGATACCGCTAGTTACACGATCAGTAACAACACGAGTGCCATCTTCAAGCGTGTAGAGCGTTTTGGCTTTGTTGCTAATGCTCGGGTTTTCAAACTCACTCTTGATGGCATTCAGATACTTCACAAACTGTGGAGCTGTGCGAGGTGACTCATCACCAAAACGAATGTCATCAGTAACGACAAAGTTGCCTTGTGCATCTCGACTGGTATCAGCAAGACCAAGATTCAATAAGTCCATACCAACTGTGGTTTTGCCTTGCATGTAGCTGGTTGGAATGCCTAGCCTGTCAGCAAGCGCAATACCCGCATCCAATGTGCGCGCAGCATCTGGCAGCCGATCGGCAAACGAACGCGACGATTGCAAGACTTCAAATTGCTTTTGGTACTGCTGATCTTTCGGCGTTGCAAGTTCGTAGTAACGTTGAGTTGCCGCCAACTGCTGATCGGGAGGCACACCGTTTTCGCGGAACAGGTCTTGCAAGAAAGAAGTCTGCCGAATTGCCTCTAAGAATTGACCGCGCTCTGCGTCTGACATCGGACTGGATGCCTTGGCTGCGCTTTGATAACCAGCTGCAGACTGATTTTTCTTTAGATCAGCAAGCTCAGTTTTGTTGGCTTGCGTTTCTGCAGCAACCAAGTCTGCAATCTCTTGCTTTGAAAGACCGGCCTTCTTGCCGAAGATTTGAATTGCCTCGAGTTCAGCGCGGTGGATGCGGCTAAGCTGAGAGCGCTCTACACCTTCTTGCGTGTTTGCTTTCTTGTTGAGTTGATCCTGCGCGTTTTTAACCGCAGAAGACAATGCTGAGACTTCGCCACGCACAGTCATTGTCGGTTGCGCAGCGCCTCCCATCCCAGCAATCCCAGCAGGAGCAAGAGAAGCGCTGTATAGAGGCGCTATTTGCGCATCAAGCTCACGAATGCGTGCGGCTTGCTCAGCCGTCGGAACCTTTTGCGACACCATTTGGTAAGGGAATGTCTGCGACTGCACACGCTTTGTCGGAGCTTCAGCCAAGATGGCTTCGCGCTGTGCCTGCAGAGACGTGAGTTGTTGTTGCGCAGGATCACGCAACTTCGTGAGTTCTTGAACGGCCTTATCAAACTGCTCAAACGAAAAGTTGCTAGGCGCAGTAACCTTGCCTTCTGTGTCGTAGATGGCAGCACCCAGTTCACGCGCCAAATCTTTTGCGGTGGCCTTGGGCTTGTTGGCCGCCAATCGCGCATTTGCCAACGAGTAAACCAATGGTTTCGGAGCAGTCGCCATCACATTCACCTTGTCCTTCTATGCTGCACCGCAGCAATACATTTTCCTATGTGGAGGAGATGCCTAACGCAGCAATGATTTGCTTGTGAATCGAAAGATGGTTGGCAATCCAGTCATAGAAGTCCGATTCGATACGCCAATCTGTGTCTAGCATGTTGAACGGATTGTCCAGTCCTAGAGCCGCAGCAAACGCCTGGTGCTCTACTTGATGCAATAGCAGCCAATCGTCGATGTTTGACAAGTCCAGATCAATCAACGGATAGCGTGGAACCACCACATTGTCGTCTAACAGGTACTCTTGGAACAGCCTGTGCTGTACCCCATTCTCGAACAAAAACTCGCCTAGAGACTCTGGATCGCCCCACTGGACGATGGACAGAGTGTCTACGTTCACGGCTTATCCGCCTTGTTTTCGAGCTTATCGAAGATTCTGGTGAGCACAGAGCGCATCTCACGCATTTCCTCGCGCAGTTCGCTCATAACGTCCCTAAAGTCGTCCTTTCGGACGTAGTGAGCGTGCAAATCCTTGTTGATTTGCTTGGTTTCGGCTTGCAGAGCGCTAACAGAGTCCCAGACCACCTTGAGAACCCACCCAAACAGCGTTCCGATGGCTCCAAACGCCAGATTGATGATTGATTGCGCGTCCATTACACACCGTAGTAAGGAATTTTCTTGGTTGAGCCACCAACTTGAATTTCTACATAGCCCTCGGGCACCAAAGGTAGAGAATCTGTGGCAAACGTCGCCGTGTTGGATGTGTTGCCAGTCAAATTGACGTTGCTAGTCAAAGTGCCGCCCGTGATTGCTACGTTCGACGCATTTTGAGTAGCCATAGTGCCCAGGCCAGTTACCTGGGTGCTAGGAATCGAGATTGCTACGTTCGATGCAGCAGTCAACCGCCCTTGAGCGTCAGTAGTAACCTGCGCAACATTGGCTGCATCGCCATAAGTACCAGCAGTCACCGCAGTGTTAGCCAACGCAACGCTGACATTACCAACGAGCTGACCGCCGCCTGACAGGCCGGTGCCGACATTGACGTAGGTTGTGTTTGGCGTAGCCCCGACGTTAGCTGCGGTTAAAACAACAACGCCTGTCTGGCCGTTGACCGACTGCACTAGATCGCTGTTGTCTATCTTTTGCCAAGTCGTGCCATTGAAGATGGCCCAATCGTTGACCTGCCAGTCCGTAATGCCATCAAGGTTAGTACTGCCAGCTACAGAGACAACGTAGTAGTAGCCTTGAGTGCCCGTGCTTGATACAAGCGCAGGATTGTTGGTCGCAGCGTCCCAGGTGCCTTGGTACGACAGTGCGCCGCTAGTCGCTCCGAGTGACGCTACAACCTTGAGCATGGCTCACTCCTTACAGCCCATCGCCAGGGCAGATAAACAGATCAGCCGTGCCGGCTGCGGTCTTGGCCGTAAAGTACGCATTCGGCACAAAGGAAAGGATTTCATCGGTGCCACCAAGCAGCACCAAACAGAAAACAGAATTGGCGCCAGCGCCAGTAGGAATCACAGCATTGGCTGTAGCGGTAGCAGCATCAGTGCCATAGCCAAGATACGCCACGGTGCTGCTGATGTTGACTACGCGATATTGGTTGCCACCCAACGTTTTGCCAGTGCATTGCACGGGTGTTGGAGCTGTAGTGGCTGCGGTCAGCTTTACGGTGTTGCCCATCTGGGCAAAGGCTTGAATACCCATTACGCGACCTCCACTTGCACCCAGGCTTGAGCTGCTTCATCCCAGGTATAGCGCTCACCATCATTAGGCATAGCAACTGGCGCTTCCCATTGTGCCGTACTTGAATTCAATACCCAAGATGCATAGGGCTTCGGCGGCACGAATGCATCAATGTCAGCGTGGTAGGCGTAACCAATCCCAGCGTAGTTCTTGCGGATGTTGCTGTTGTAGGAGGTTTGCTTCCAGTTACCTCCAAAAAGTGATTGGCAGAATGCCACACCTACGCTCTCGGACTCATTGCCGTCGGCATCAAGGCACTCGTTGTTGTGGACGACGATGACCTGTGTCACCACGTTGTTTTCGTCGAGTTGTGCGAAGTGAGCCATACGTAACCTCAGAACGTGATGGAGCCAGAGCCTGTCCACTTGTAAATACGATACCCGCCAGACACTGTAATTGTCGGCGAGCCGGTAGTAGATGCGGCGGCGGAATAGGTGTCTGGATACCGGATAATGACGATGCCGGAACCGCCAGCGCCGCCTGTTCCAACATCACTTGAACCACCGCCGCCACCACCAGAATTAGCCGAACCAGCGCCCCCGGTGCCGCCGCCAGTTGCCGCCCCAGCGCCACCACCGCCTGATCCGCCCTCTCCGGGGTCGCTGCCGGCATACCCAGTTTGAAACCCGCCGCCGCCGCCGCCCGCATAAGTTACCGATGAGCCACTGATTGATGACGCGGTGCCGTTGCCGCCATCACCTGCTTCTGCGCTTGTTGCGTTTGCGCCAGCCGCACTTGCTCCGCCGCCGCCGCCGCCGCCGCCAGGGATTGAATCACCACCGGCATTACCCTGCCCGCTGGTTCCGGTGCCGCCGGTATTTCCGCTGTTATAGTTAGCGCCGCCGCCCGATCCACCGCTTGCTGGACCGGTGCTGCCATAGCTTCCGCCGCGACCGCCGCCTGTAGAGGTAATCGTGTGAAAGACAGAATTGCTTCCGCTGGCGGCAGCAACGCCACCGCCGCCAACGGTCACGGTATACGCAACACCTGTGGCAACAGAGTAGTTAGTGGCGGTCCTAAACCCACCAGCGCCGCCACCACCGCCAGCGTAACTGTTACCCCCGCCCCCCCCACCAGCAACAACTAGGTATTCCACGGTGGGCGTGATTCCACCAGCAGCAGTAAACAGGCCGAATCCTCGCGGAGACAGTGAGCCAAAGGCAGATAGAATGGGTGGCATAACTATTCCTTAAGCAAACTTGGTTTGAGCAGCCAGAACGGTAAACGTAGCACTACCCGTCTTGATAATGGTATAGGTATAAGCGTCAATAGACGAAGCATTACCAGCAGTAGGAGCAGTACCACCTTGCCACTTGGGAGTGACAGAAGAACCATCTACTTGTACGGCAGAATTGTAATAAGCCGTAGAACCTTGCGTCACAATGAAAGTAGCAGTAATCGACTCACCAGTAGCCATCAGCGTATTCAGCGAAGTGCCGCTAGATCCACGGAAGTTGACAGTCCAGTTAGCAGACGCATTGCTGGTGTAATACAGAACGCTCTGAGTGGTTACGTCATAGTTAATCGTACCAGTGGCAGCCGTAGCAGATACAGTAATGTCTTCCATAGCATTCGGGATTACCAGTGCAGCCTTGCTGGAAGAACCAGTAAGCGTGGTCTTGCCAGCAACATTAAGGTCACTGCTCATTACCGAAGCGCCAGTGAAAGTAGTGCCGCCAGTTACGGTAAGAGTGCCGCTATTTGTTTGGTTTCCAGTAACAGCCAGAGTAGAACTCAGGACTGTTGCACCAGAGACAGTCACAGCACCATTGAAACTATTGTCCTGAGCGACAGCACCAGATTGCCAATCCTTGAGATAAGCCATCAGGGTACGGATAGCATCATTGATACCGGAAGGCGCACAACCTTCAGCGATATTGATGCTGTTAATGTCGGTGTTGTTACCGGCTGTCGTACTAAAGTCCGAAATCTTTACCTTTGGCATGATCTACTCCCTTTCTTGGAACAGAAGCCCGAGGGGAGGGCTGATCGTCCCAGTTCGTCTAAGTTGTTCAATTGTAAGTGCTTGCGGCACCTGTGTTGCTCGTTGAGCTTGAGAGCCAATGATGATGTTTTGCAATGGCCGACCAACCAATTCAGTGCCAAGAGGGATGCGACCAAGGATGGTTGATCTGGCAAGACGATCTAGCATTGCCGTTGCTGCAGCAGCCGTGTTCGATGTGTTCACAGCGGCACCAACAGGAATGAATTGCTCATAGCGCGATACGTTGGCAATAGCACGAAGTTGAGCAATCTCGTCTGCGGTGAATATCGCCTCAAGTTTGTCCTTGCCAATCGACTTAATGACCTGGTTCATCTTGAGACCAGACAAGCGAGCGACATCATCAGGCTGACCACCAGTAGCCTTATCCTTGATGTAAGCAGTCACCTGGTTCTTCAAAAGAGCGCGATCATCTTCTGGTAGGAAGTTAACCAGTTTCTTTACATTGCTAGCCGGTTGTCCAATCACATACTTCTCAAAGAATTTGTCAGGCTCGACGCCTTCAACAACATCCTTTAGGAATGGATTGTTTTCTTGAAGCTTCTTAAACTCACGGTTTGCAGTTCGAGCAGCATTGAACGCATCAATGGACTCGCGTCCGAGTTGCTGACCACTTTGCAGCGGAGTGTTATCAAGAGCCTCACGAACAGCGCCAAGAGCAGCCCTAACATTCCCATCAGTAGCGGAGCGTTGTGATGTAGCTAGTTGCGTCTTGATCTGTTCTGCAACGTCTACCGTAAGAGGTAGTTTTCCGGTGGAAATCTGGTTAAGGGTACGCTTGAATTCACGAGGAAGGAATGCACCGAGGTTGGCGTTATCCAAAGCGTTTCCAGCGGCTTGTGTGAACTGATAGTTATCAAGCTGTGCTGCGCGACCACCAGAACTTCTGGCGCGGTTGTAGAGGTCACTAATCCTAGTTTGATACTGGTTCGCTACAGAACTAATGCTGTCAATCAGTCGCATACCAGCGCGAGTCGGCTCAAGTGCGTTCTCAGCACCAAGCGTATTCATGCGCGATAGCAGAACCTGATTGTTTTCGTTCTCAATTTGAGACAATCGTTGCGCTGCTGGATCAGTCACATTTGCGCCCTGCTTTGCAAGATTCTTTTGGCGAGTAACTTCACCAGGATCAAGCGTCAAAGTTGCGCGAGTCGGAGTTGCACCAGTAAGACGATAGTCAACAAGACGCTGAGTAGCAGCAGGTGATAGCGGACCAAGTTGGGTAGCAGCGGAAATATCTCGGCGCAAAGACTCCTGAAGAGCAGGAGACAGATCACCAAACTTGATGCCTGATGGCTTGAGTGCGTTCTCAATCTTGATGTCTACATTGACAGTCGGAGTTGGAGTTGGAGCAAGACGCTGACGAGCAGCACTTACAAGGTTAGAAACGCCAGTAGCAGCTGGCTGCACGAATGGAGAAACACCAAGCGCAGTCAGAAGCCCGGATACTGTCTGAGCCATAGGCCCACCACCGGCTTCACGCACAGAACCTGCTACACCAGCACCAGCGCCACCAGAGATAGCCTGTGTGAGTGGACTAGCAGCAATTGCTTCGGCTGCACCGCGAGCAACCTGTCCAACTGGTCGTGCAAGTTGAGCAGCACCTACGACTCCACCAGTGCCAGCAAGAGTTCGTGCGACATCTCCAACCACCCGCTCGGTAGGAGTTTGCGGCTGAGGAAGTCCAAGCACATTGGCAATCATCGGACCGGCTGGTTGCACAGGCCGACCAAGAACTTGCTCAAGACCAGATCGAATTGGCGCACCAAGTACGTCAGCAGCACCAGCCAGACCTTCAATGCCATAGCGAGCAGTCAGTCCAAGTTGACGAGGAACGTCTAGTACTTGTCTACCGGCTGAAACTACGGCTTCTGGTTGCGGTTGAGGCTCCGGTTGCTCACCTAGCATTACTCTAATTTCATAGGCAAGTGCGCGTGCAGATTCAACATCACCGGCTTCATCAGCCTTGATGAGTGCATTCTCAAGCTCTTTAAGAGTTGCCATGCATCACCTCATTTGTACTTATCAAGAGCCGCGCGTCCGCGAGCAGTCAGTCTTTGACCCATACCGCCGATAACCAATTCAGGATCAAGGCCGCCTTGCCTTGCTATACCGGCGTAGTAATTTTCAACTTCGCCAAACTTAACTTCAGCAGCATCAAAAATCTTCTTCGCAAGAATGCGGAATTCTTCGCGTTGTGTATCTGTGAGCTTCTCGCCTGTTTTAAGACGATTTGCATAGTTAAGGATTCGATCCAACGGAGCCGCTGCACTCATAGCAATGGCAAGTTCAGACTCGCGCACAACAGAACCAGGATCAAGCAACTTCATAATCTTGGTTGCAAGCGCAACGTCTGCAACAGGAGTTTTTTGAGAAGCGGCAGCCTCTACAGCACCGTAGGCACTACGCATTTCCTGGAATGCCTTTGCTTCTGGCGTGGCACGGAATTCCTTGCGCAAGTCAGTTGCATCCATAAATCCCGGTTGGCGACTAGGAGGCTTCGGGGCGCCTGCCCCTGCAACACCTTCACGCTCTCGAAGTAGCCTAGTATTGACTTGAGACATTTGGGTCTGACTCAAACGAGAGAACGGAACACCAAACAATTCAGCCGAAATGGCATCACGGTCTTTCGTCAAATCAGGCTCTTTTGCTTCTTTCGGCTCAAACGGTGCAGCAGCAACTACTTCACCGCCACGCACACGGATTTGACCAGGAGCAAGCGTGAAAGCCTCCGGCTCAACCATCTTGCGAATAGCAGCGGCTTCTTGAGCAAACTCTGGGTATTCCAAAGCAAGTCGAGTTGCTGCATCTTGATCAAAGGCCGTGCGAGTAAAGGCCGGTTGCACTACACCAGCACCAGGTCGGCCTTCCTGATCCATCACAGCAGGTTGCACAGTTTCAGTACGCATCAGTCCAGCAAGACCAGTGCGGAATTGCTTTTGACGTTCTAGTTGAGCCTGTTCCTGTTGCATCTTTCGAGCAGCAAGCATCCGCTGAAGGTTTGCATCCATCAGACCTTGGTTAGCTTGCATGGCTTGCATACCAGCTTGTCCCAAGAGTTGCCCGAATCCACCAGGAGTGCGAGTGGGGCCACCGGCTTGCAGGAGAGCCAGACCAAGATTGGTAATGCCTTGGCTACGAGTTTGCGCTTGCAGACGAGCGCGTTGCTCAGGAGGAAGCATTGCAAGCAACGGGTCTTCTTCTTGAATGCCAAACAGATTTCCGAGAAGTCCGTTCATAGTTAAGCCCCCAAGAGTCCAGCAAGACCACCAAGGATTGCACCAGTAGTCCCGTAACGAGTCCCGCCAATTTGGCTACCAAGAGCGGCACCACCAAGGCCACTAATCAGCGGGGAGGAGTAGACAGGGGTACGAGTTTGTTGACCAGCAGGAGCACCATACGCAGCCGACAAGAAATTGCTGAGTTGCTGTTGCGGAAGGTTCTGTTGGAAATTGAACCGATTGATAGCGTCTTGCAGTGCTTGTGCTTGGTAAGCCTCTTGAGCTTGACCAGCAGCAGCAAGTTGCGCGATATCGCTGTAATCAGTAGCAGCAAGAGTTGGAGCCATACCAGCGGCACGTTCTTGTGCAGCACGTTCAGCAGCATAGTTCTGATAGGCCAATTGACCCGCAGTACCAGTTAGCGCATTTGCTAACTGGATAGCAGCACGATCTTGCAATTGCCCCATAGCACCGGAGCCATAACGACCAGCGCGTGAGGCGTTACTTGCTACATCCTGAATGGCTTGGTTGAACGTTGACGTTGCAGCCATAGCAGCCGGTTGGAACGCACCTTGGAAGAAAGGATTGCCACCGAGGTACTGGCCTTGAATCGTGGCTAGTTGCTGCTGCTGTGCAGCCGGAGTCAGCGCACTACCTTGAGTAGCACGATTGATTTGTGCTTGTATGGCTGCTTGGGTGGCCTGAGTCGGGGAGACATAGGTTTGACCCGGAAAGTATTGCGGTGTAAAGCCCTGATAGAGCCTACGGGCCTCCTCAAGACCATAACCGACATACGGGCGTAGCGTAGGGTCGAGTTGGGTTACATTTGTCTGTACCCGCTCACGTTGCCCAAACAAGTCACTCATTTCAAATCTCCTTTACCCAAGCGCGAGGTCTAAAGCCCATTTGCCGTGCGCGTTTTTCCCAACCTCTGCGCCAAGTCCTGAATTCCAGATATTTAGCACCGCCATTTTTAGCAATGCCTTCTATATGTTTCAGGGCTTCATCGGCTACCGGCTCAGACTCCGACCATGCAACGGAGATTCCTACGGTGTCACCCAGTGGCACAAGTATAAACATACATACGGGTTTGTTGAATAGATAACCAACCCAAAGCATTGCTTCCTGATTGAAACACTGACAATAAATCTCCTCTGCAATCCAACTCTCAGGAGATTTCTTTTGCACTACATTTAATTTCTCTCTAACCCAAGGCCAGATCGCCTTGAGTTCCATCGGATTCACATACTTAACCGATAACGACATAACCGTATGTCTTGTCAGCAGTAGAGTTAGCCCAATGAGCAATAGTCGCTTGTCCTTGAGTTTGTGAACTTGCGTACACATTGGTCGTAGCATTTGGCGCTACATAAGTCATTGTGGCAATAGCAGACGGAGTAGCAGGAATCGCAGGAGTTACGCCAGCGGAAGCACTAACCGCTGCATAGTGTTCAAGCGATACGCCAATATCCGATACACGCCACATCAATTGAACGTAGTCACCGGCAGCCAAATCAAGAAAGAAATTCATGGCCGCAATAAGGTGGCTAGGGTCACCAGTGCTTTTGCGCGCTGGCATACCAAATCGACTATTTGATCCTGCTATATCAGTTCCATTCTTGCGGAACCAGATATCAATGCTTTGTGAATCGTTTGTCGTGTTCTTTACTTGAATGGAAAACTGACAGTCATACAAACCAGCATTGCGGACGTTAATCCGAGAAGTGTTGGATATGTAGACTCCGTTTTCTTCGTCAGTAGTACCAAACGCTACTGCATAGGCAACGTCAATAGCAGCAGCAGTCTGATCTGTGTTGTCCTGAAATGCGCCATACGGGGCTGTATCCGAGAATGCAGCAGCAGACATTGGCACAAAGATAATCTTGCTGTCAGGACTGATACGCTCGTCGTATAGAGTCGTAGTCGTAGCGTTACCAGTGGCAAGCGTCAGTGTTCCAGTGTTATTGGTCTTGCCGTCCATGATTCCACGGACAACTTCAGCGACACCACGCTGGTCAGCACCAAATGGCGGTAGGGTACGAAAAATCATCGCGCACCCGCATTCGCAAGGTCTACTTCAACGCCTACAGCAGCAGTCCAGTTGCCCGTAGGAACCACACGGATACGATGGTATTTACCAACACTTCTCTGCGGTGAGCGCCCATCACTGTTAGCCGCAACAGGGCTGTTGTAGGACGGCTGTGCAGACAGAAGGATACGAGACGATACCGAGACATTGGCAGAACCATTGTCAATCACAGGGCGCACCATAGACACCATCGAGGTGTTGCCAGCAGTGATATCAGCAGTCGTGATTGATGCAGTGGCACTAGCCCCAGTGAAGGTCACAATCTTTGCGCCATCAGTACCAGCGAGAAGTAGGTCACCACCAGACCAGGTACGGTCATCCCACGAAGTTGTGATTGAGTCCACAGTACCGTAAGCATCAAGACCCTCTAGTGTCACACCGGAAGTCATTGCAGAAGCAATCTTGTCAGCAGTCGTTTCACCGTAAGACCAACGCTTAATCTGCCACTGGTAAGCAAGAATAGACTGACCACCGGCTGCGTTTCTGTAGCACCACAGCACTAATGCGCGAACGGGGTCTACAGCGGTAGAGATATCTTCAATTTGACCAATGTTTGCGTCATTGAAGAAGAAACGGTCAACCTTCTCTGCACCTATGGGTACTACTGACTGACCATCGCATGAATAGAAACCATCGTCAGACAAGAAGTAAGTCGTGCCACCGTACTGTGCAATAGAGTTCTGTTCAAAGCAGCCAAGACCGCGAGAAATTGTGTCGAACTGAAAGAAAAACGGTGAGCCGACGTAACTCATACGGATGATCGCTCGTTCAGTAAGAACAAGCCCAAACTCGCCTCCAGTGATGCCACGAATGTCCCCACCATCAGCGATATCCTGATAGTCAGATTGACTAGTTACACCAGAAGTCCAATCCGTCTCATCGTTGATGTCAGACCATTGCACACGATTAGGATTAGTACCGGCGCCAATGTTTGCTGCTACTACGAAGTCACGCACGACAGTCACATACTTTGCAATAGGAGCGGCAGCGGCTACATCAGCAAATGCTGTAGACGTTCCTATAGTCCACGCTTGAATCTTCTCCTCATTGTTGGCAGCAAGAATAACTTTGCCAAACTGAGTAAAGTTCCAACGGTCACCAGTGGGAGTTGCATAGCCACCGGCTTTAGAAACATCATCAAGGCTTAAATCGGAAGCATCCAACTTGAATATTTTGGTCGTTCCACCAGCAAATATCTGTGTAGTCGCTCCGCTTTTTCCTGCAACAACATTGTTAAGTGTCTCTGATGCAGCAGCCGAATAATCGACAGCAGTAGGGAATGGCGCATATCCGGTAGCAATGGGATAAACATTTTTTGCCTCCGTCAAGTTACCGGCGACTCCAGGTTGATCGGGAATCCACTCACCAAAATTTACTGTTGTGCCCATGTGTTATTCCCAGCAGATACGTTTGACCAATTATTCTGACCCTCAGTAACAGCAGTCCATGTGTTATCACCTGCTGATACGACAGTCCATACATCAGAACTATCAGTAACAGGACTCCAAGTGTTAACGGAATCTGTTACTACGACCCATGCCTCTCCGAGGACTGTTCCTTCGGCCACAACAGCAGCAACAGCCGACACTGAACCTGAAGCAGTAAATATTGCATTCCCGAGAGCAGCCACAGTGCAAACAGCACTAATGCTGGCAGAGCCAGACGCAACAAGGCCACCAACCGCAGATACAGTTGCATTAGCATTTATCGCTCCTTGTGCTGTTCTAACTCGTATTGAGTCAGATGCAACAGTTGCACTACTTGTAACTACCGCATCACCAAATCTGACACGCAAACAAGCAGCGGTTAGTGTTGCAGATGCAGAAATAGAACCATTTCCAGCGTATATGGCGTTAGGAACCGCTGTAACGCTCGCTGCTGCGTTTGCGCTTGCAGATGATGCCAATACCCTAATACCAGCCGCAGAAACGATTGCAGAGCCTTGTACGGCTCCGCTTCCTTCGGTGATACGAGTTGCTGCTGCTGATACTGATGCAGATGCGCTAACCGAACCACTTGCAAGTCTTTCTCTGAAAGCAGCGGCGGTTAGAGTTCCTGTTCCATCAATACTGGCTGTACCAGTTTGGGTACGGCTTGCACTTGCTGATACGGAAGCACTTGCTGTAATCGACGCAGTGTTTACGTCAATGATGCAAGCGGTGTTCCAGATCGCATCGTCTAGCGAGAATGCTAGAGTGTCTAGATTCCCAAAGTAATCCAGTTGCTCAAGTACCCAAGGCCCACAGACTCTATCTGCGTACCAAGTGTTGTCGAGCGAATACCCTAGAGAATCTAAATCCCCACGGGAATCCAGTTCTTCTAGGGTAAGAGGTGTCATGCAAGAGTCACACTCAGACTACCGGATGCAATCTTGAAGATATCGCCGGTTTCAATGGTCTTCGATGCATCAAGAGCAGTATGGAAAAGCAGATTGCCACTGCTAGAAGCGTCCCAGATGCCAATGTGCGATACAGTTCCCCAAGTGCTAGTGCATTGCGGAAATTCGACAGCAGCACTATTGGTAGTTACACCATTAGACGGTGATCCAAAGGTTGCCGAGGTACGAGCATACGAACCACCAGAGACTTCAGTGCCACTACCAGCATCGGTAGGGTCAGCAGTGTGAAGGCTGACATAAGTGGTTGTAGGACTTGTGTATGACGTATTGCGGAGAACGGCGTTAATCAGCGCATTCTCAAGGTAGTTACTCATTTCAGACATTTTTGACTCCTATCGAATAGCAACAGACATAGCAAGAGGCGAAGCGGAATACTCGCCTTGGTCATCGCTAGTCTGAATGTTATTTACTGCACGGTCATACAAACTAGCCCACAGTTGAACCCTAGCGTCATTCATCAGATAAGGTTCAGCCTCTGCAAGAGAAGCGTAAAGCAGTGCGTCAGAACAGTTAGCCAAGAACACATTTGAAGTGTTGGCGTCACTAAGGAAATCCGGCTTTGCGTAATAGAGCATCCGAATCGTGTAAGTCGAATCGGGAATTGGTGCAAATTGAAATTCGGTTGCCAGAATCGTGTATTGACGAGGAACGCCAGACTCAGCAGAACGAGTGTTACGAAAGAATGCACCAGGAGCCTGATACTCAACCGGATAGACAGGATTGCCGTCTAGGTGAACATCCCTCAGTTGAAGAAAGTCTGCTGGCAGAGCAACAGTGGAATCTCCGGCAGTTGTGGTTGTGGTGACAACCTTGAGCATCTGACGGATACGCAATTCACGACGGAGACGTTGTTCAGCCAGTTGGATGAAATCAGGGATAACGCTAGTCAGATCAGACCGTGCCAAATAGTTGGCAATCGTGGTTTTGAGGTCAGAATAGTTATTTAGGGCCATTGTTAAATTCCTCTAGCGTCTCGTCTTCTACGTCAGACCATCTGTGTTCCCTAGCTCCAACGTGACCAATTTTCATTGACAGTTCATGGTCAACATAAGTGTCAAATCCTGCGTCTTGCGACTTAATGCAGAAGTGTACGTCTTCGCCAATGATTCCGCTCTTCCCCCAGGGCGCGTCAAACCAAGGTTTTGGTACTGCATCGAACACTTCCTTACGGATCAAAACTGCACCAAATCCGATGGCAGTGACCTTTTCAATTCCTTTCTTACCACGGCTATCAATCTTTTCCCACCAGTGCATCTTTTGCCCATCTTTTTCTTCAATGTGAAGATTTAGTGCTGTCGGCAGAATCGGTGGCCTACGAGTAGTAGCGTTGACTCCAACGATTCCTACTTCGTGGCTCAGAAGGACATTAACCATGTCCCTCGGAAATCTCATATCGCTGTCAATAAACAGGACAGCATCGCAACCCTCTTTGAGTGCTACGTCTACCAGTTTCTCTCGCTGATCAAAAATCAGCGTTCCTGGCATTGTGTACATCATCAAACCATGCCCATCTTGGGCGCATCGAGTCTTGACATCGAAAGCAACCATCTTTGCAAAGTCGAACGCAAAAGAGGTCATCACTTCATCACGGCAAGGTACGCAGACTCCGACTTTCACAGTTGTCCCCTATAGGTTTTGCAAGCAATACCAATCTCAGTGGTATTCAGCCACTTTGCGAATTCAACATCGTCAACAATCGCAAAACCACGCATGATTCCCATCTTGTTCAGGTCATCAATGACCGTGTTTGGGATTCGTGCTACATGGTGCATCTCATTGACAAAGCCTTGTCGTGCCTTGTCAGCCTCTAGGTCAACCTTGTTCTGCTCAAGAATGTTAGTAATGTCCTGAGAAGTCTCGATAACCACTTGGTCATCTACTGTGTGAAACTTCTGGACTCGCGTTCCATCATTAAAGATGATTCGTGACATTAAAGTTCCTAAGAGAATGGGAGGGGTTTCCCCCTCCCATTTTTACTTCATCACAGGCTCATGTCGAGGTCAGCGATGAGCGCGTGGGCGGCCTCATTCTTGACTTCAAGCGTGCATTCGACAAGCAGTTGGGTCTTGTCGCTGTCACCAGCCTTAGCCAGTTCGTTGGTCTGGAACGGACGCAGATACGCAACGGCAGCGTATTCCGGGTCGAGCACCAGAGCATCACGACTACGCATAAAGCGGTTCGGGACAACGCTCATCGTGCCGAAGTCGCTCATGTAAACGTCAGCCGCACCGATAATGGTGGTCGGCGTGTTCGACGGGGCCATGAAACGCTGTTCAGCGATACCAGCAAACGACGAGACCTTTTGCTTACCAGCCGGGCCAACCATCAGCACCTTCGGATTGCCACCCGATTCGTACACATCAGCAACAGCATCCTTGAGCAGTTGCTCAGTGAAGGTGCGCTGAGTGCCATCAGTACGGGTCGAGACACCGATGGTGGTCGGGTTGTTGGCAGCGGTAACAACTTGCGTGTTGGTCTTCAGCCACGACAGGAGCGAACCCATCTTGCGAGCGGTCGAGTTCGACGAGCCAGCCGACTGACCTTGGTTAGCCAGAAGGATGGTCTCTAGATCGCGCTTGATCTCTGCAGAGGCTTTGGCGAGCTGGTACGCTTTTTCTGACTTTCTGCCTGCCTTATTCACTGCATCCAGAGTGCCCGAGACCTTGATGGTCTTTTGCAGGATTTGGGTGTAGTTACCAAGACGGGTAGTAGCCGAAAGGGTAGCGTCCGAAGCGTCAGCACCTTCAACAGCAGCGTTGTTGGTGGTAGCAGCGGCAAGGCTGTCAGTCTGCCATTCGTGATAAACGGCAGTAGCCTTGGTGCGGCCAACCGACGATTGGAACGGCGTATCCGTTGGCGAGATATTGTAGATAACGTCTGCCAAATCTTCCCGCAGACCCTTGGCGTCGTGTGCATTCCAAATAGCCATGATATTGCTCCTTAGAGGAATCGTTCAAAAATAGCGGCAGCGTCACGAACCTTTCCAGATTCACGAAGCCGTGCCTTGTCTTTCTTCATCTGCTCTCGCTCCGATGTCTGAGCTTTGGTAGTACCTGGCTTCACCATCTTCGGCGCTTCTGCAACCTTCTTGGTCACAGCAGGCTTGTTCTGCATGAGCTTGCGGTAGTGCATACCTTCATACAGCGAGAGAACAGCGCGCGAGTCGTAGACCGATCCGAGTTCCTGGTCAGTCCAACCGATTGACTTGGCATAGTCACGAATTTCCTGACGGACTTTCGCACCTTTTTCCTTGTCGGCGTACTCGGGAATGATTGCGGCAATCTTCTCAGACTCAGCAGCAAGATGGTTTCGGAGGCTCTGGGCTTGCTCAAATTGTTGCTGTTCAGCAAGTTTGGCTTGCTCGGCACGAACCGCTTGCAGTTGCTTCTCTTTCTGAGTTTGCTCGGCAACCTTCACCGCATAACCAATCGGATCAGATTCCTTGAGGTGCTCAATGTCTTCTTCTGGAGTGCTCAAGAATTGCTCTACCAGCTGTAGACGTTGGGCATACGCTTCACGCAGTTGTTTTGCTTCTTGGATCGCCTGGCGCTCGGCTTCAATAACCTTGCGTTGCTCGGCAACCTCTGTGGTCTTTTTGGTGTAATCAGCACCAAGTTGATAGCCTTTGATCAGCTCCTCGAGGGTGACTTCCTTTTCTTCACCAGCCGCCTTTACGCGATAGCGAGGATGTTCCTCTGGCTCATCTTCGACTTCTTCCTGTTCCTCGTAATCTTCTTCAGATTCTTCGGATTCTGCCTCCAGTTCCACCTCCTCCTCTTGCTCGACTTCGGGTTGCTCTTGCGAGTCCTCTGGTACGTCCATTAGAGAAAGGAAACGGTCAGCCGCTTCGTTTACACCGATTTCTCCACTCCCTTCCGGGGTCATGGTTTGCTCAGACATTTCAATACTCCACAGTTTGCAGAACTATCGGGTCTGCATCCGTTTCTCTGTGATCAGAGAATCTTCCAGCGTTTCTTATCAATTTCCTTCTGAGAAGCCACGCTTTGAATCCTTGCCAAAATCTCGTCTACAACAAGCAACTTCTTGTATGCAGACTCCCTTTGCTCGTAATCAAACTCGCCTGAATACTTAAACCTATCGAGTTGTTCAGTTTGATAATCTTTGATTATCTCTTGGAAGAACTCATCAGACAAGAGCAGTTTGGCTTGTTGGGGCTTGTCCACCAGTAACTCCTAGAAGATTCATGGGAGGCATTGCAAGCGGAGATACGCCCAACAGGGTTTGTTGCGGAATATCACCAGTACGATTCAAAAGGTCATAACCAATAAATTGACCAGCACCCAATCCGCCACGCTGGAATTGAGCGTTAAATAGGTTTGGCATGGGTGCTGGCATTGCTGCTTGTGCTGCTTGAATGCGACCAAATACTGCGCTTTGAGCAGGGTCATATACCCATGCAGGAAGTCCAATGTCAATTTGTGTTGGAGGTATTTCAGGTCTTGCTGCGCCTGCAGCAGCACCTATTGCTAAAGGAACAGCGTTGTTTTTTACAAAGTCAATCGCTTGATTAGCAACCCCACCCAAAGCTGCGCCAAGCCCCGAACCAGCGCCAGCACCCGCTGCAGCACCAGCGGCGGATCCAGCCCCTGCTGCAGCACCACCAAATGCAAGGGGGCCAGTTTGCGAGAATTGATTGAATGGTGTAAGGACGGTTTGTCCAGCAGGATTTGCTGTAATTACATTCAATCCACCTGGCATTGTCAGGGAAATGTTTTGATTTGCGGCTCTTGCTGCATTGATTGCTGCTTGAGTAACTTCGTCTGCATTTGCAAACGCAACGCCTTGGAATGCACGTTGCACCGCTTCTGATACGCCCGGAACTGGGCTTGTAAGACCATAACCACTCGGAGTAAATGGAGTTCCGTCAGCAAAAAATCCTTGACCCGGAATGTTTGTTTGAACATTAGGATTGACTTGATTTAGTATTCCGCTTCTAGCGATTGCATCTGCTTCTTGAGCAACGCTTTCAATTGTTTCAGCCGCAACTCTTGCGGCATCATCGCTTAAAGTTCCGGCCGCTTGAGCCGCGGAAATGGTTGCCCTTGCACTGGCAATATCGTCAGCAGATGCAACTGTATTTCCACTAACAAACTTATTCAAGTTTGCTACTACGTCATCAGATAGATTAAATCCAGCATTTTTGAGAGTATTCCCCAATCCACCTTGGTTGCCAATGTATCCAGAGAAGGCACCGCCAGCGGCACCAAATAGCGCTCCAGTAAGAATGTCCCCACCAGTAATTGCAGAACCAGCAGCACCCAAAAGACCGCCAGCAATAGCACTAGAGGCAACAGTACCAGTGCCAAAAGCGCCTGCAACTAGGTTTGCTGCACCAGGAAGCAACAGTCCAGTGCCAACACCAATGATAATTTGGCCCAACGGACTGCTTACAAACTTTTTAAATCCACTTAGTTCTGGATTGAAGTTGGTGGAAGTGCCGACTTGTACAGCCTCACCAGTATTGGGATTGAGTTTGTAAACAGCAAAAAGGTCATAAGCGCCCGGATTGCCAAGTTTTTTAGTGAAGAATCCATCTTCAGGGTCGCCAACAGCAGTAAGACCTTCTGTGCTAGGCAGTCTGTCACCAATATTTAGTGCAGCATTGAATTGGGCAGCGAATACGTCTTTCTTGGCGCCACCTTGGTCGGGTTTGAATTCATTAGCTTGCGGGTCATATCGGACGATAGCCTGATTGACGCCGAATGTGCTACCCAACAAACCTTCTTGCCCGCGAGAATTGGATGATGTGTTTAGAGCCAGCCCGATATTGCGAGCATCTTCTGCATCGTATTGACGAGCAACACGCAAGGCATCTTCAGGAAGCAACCGACCATTGGATGCTTGGAATGCTTGGATCGCTTCTGCTAGTTCTACAGGGCTGCGGAAATCAAGCGACAGTGCATTGGCTTGATTAGTACCCAAAACACCACCAAAAGCGTCATCCAGAGCGCGGGCAGCATTGCTAATGTATTGGCCTGAAGTGACGTTAGGGTTTTCCCTGATTGCATCATTCAGTCTAGCAATATCAGTGCGAATCAAATCCGTTACTGCTTGTTTGCGGTCAGCCTGCAAATTAGACGATTGAATCCGAGCAAGAATCGAATCAAAGAGTGCAGGATTGTCATAGGCCTGACGCGCTTCGATACGGAACTTGTCCATCAGCAATGCCTGCTGATTCAGCGCATAAGCCTCACTACCGGCTTCTCCAGAGCCAGTCGGTGGTGCAGCAAGCAAACTATTGATTGTTTCCAGAGGAGCGCGTTCTGCGGCTACTTGCTCAATGCTACGGATACTTTGCGCAGCAGTCTGCATTGTCGGTTCTGCAACACGTTGAACATTTGCAGCGGCTAGTTCCTGTGCATAAGCCTCTTGCTGTTGACGGGCAATCTCAGGTGCAGCAGCCTGACGGAATTGCTCAATCTCATTTGGATCAATAGTCGGGCCAAAGATGCTATTCCAGTATTCAGCGCCAGCAACATCTGGGGTACGACCCAACAATCCCGCATACAAATCTTCAACGGTAATAGCCATATCAGCCCCTCAGTTGCATCAATACGTTATTCAGCAGCATTGCCGCTTCGCTTTGTTCTTCCATACGCTCACGCGCATCTTCCAGTTCTGAAATCAACTGCTGGCGTTCAGTGAGTGCCATTTCTCGCTGCGCCATAGCTGTTTCAGCAATCAATTTAGCCTGCTCTAGTTGCAACTTGACAGCATTCTTTTCCCGCTCCAATTCAAGTTTTGCCTGTTGAATAGCAATATCAGCCATCGCTTGCTCACGATTAGCCTGCAACTTGGCCGATTCCACTTGAATATCTGCCTGAAGCCTCTGAGCATCACTCTGGGCCTTCAGTTGTGCCTTCTGTTGCTCCACCTGGGCAATCATCATTGCCGGATCAGGTTGCTGAGGCTGTTGCTGCGGTTGCGACAGCATTGCATCCACTTCTGGCGGGACAGGCTTGAAGAAGTTGTCCGTATCCTTAAAGCCAGCAGCCTCTATAAGTCGGCCAAGAGTCTCACGATATTGCCCAACCGATACCAGAGGATTAGCAGGCCCATAACCTTGAAGAATCGTCTCTTGTTTCTGCATGATCATATTGAGCATCGCCAGTTGTTCCTGACGGCTACCAGTGCCCAATCCAACGTTAATTGAGACGTCATACTGGTTTGACCATTGACGCGGGTCAAACTGGACGTATTGGCCTCTCAGACGCACTACACGCGGTTTATCTTGGTACTTGCATAGCAGATGCAGGATGCCTTGCATAAGGCTCTTAACGCCCGTCTCAGCGAAGATACGGGCCATCAGTTCCAACTTGCCAGCAGCAGCACCTTGCATAGCCGCTACAGCAGCGGCAGTGACGTTTTGCAGGATGTCTGGATTCAACCCCTGTTGGGCATCAGATACGCCTGTGCGCTTGGCTTGAACTGAATCAAGGTACTCAAGCATCGGGAAAGCCTGTGCAGCAACATTCTGCACGACCAACTGATTAACGGCTTGCGGATTCTTGACACGGATAATGCCGCCCGGAGTGCTAGTCAGTAGGTCATCAAGATTGGCCTGACCATCGACCACAGTTACACGAGCATTATTGGTCAGATAAAGGTTATCCAGCATCTGACGAGTAATCGTCGTCTTAATCAGTTGCAAGTCGATAGTGCGGTCAGCCAGTGATTGACCATAGAACTTGTGCGGAATCGGAATCGGGCAGATAGCATGGAACGGGACATAATCACATTCCTCATCTTCCAGAATCTCATTACCGGCATAAACAATCCGGCGGAGTTCAGCAATGCCGTCATCATCTTCGTCAATGCGGATATAGCACTCGTATACCTCGACTTCCTGCATCGCATAGTCAATCGACTGCGTATCGTCAGGCATCTCTGAACGGTCGTAACGCGCCAGACGCTCTTGCGAATACTGGAGTCGATCACCACTAGGCAAACCGTCCACAATGTCCTTATCGAAGCCCATAGCCACTAGCTCGCTACGGGTCATCATCCGACGGTGAGCGCAGAATGGAGTGTCCTGCACAGTCCGGCCATTCTTGGACATGAGGAACTCTTCAGGCGGGACGTTCTCGACTACGACGTAGCCCTCACCTACCTTCTTCTGAACCTTCACGGAATGGCTGCGGTTAACCATTCCAAACTCATCCATCGTCTCTTCGGTTTCTTGCTCGATGACTTCCCACTGGCCGTCAGCAAGCAGAAGGACCAACTCGTTGTCAGTCAGCCCCTTGTACTTTTCCTTAATAACATCTGTCTCGTCATTCCAATAAGCCTTGACGATGCCGGTCTTTTGGAGCAGTGCATCCTTAAACCAGTTGTGCAGAATCAGGAATCCTTCGTTCTGACGATAGAAAACCCAGTTGACGTATTCAGTAGCCTGTTTAGCAAACTGTTCGTCACCCGGAGACTTAGGCTCGAATGCAACTACGTCATCAGTAGACGTAAAAACGCGCATGAGCTGCGGCAAAGCACCATCAACTGCTTCAGCGACTTCACCAGTGACAATTTGTGAGCGGCCTTCGATTTCATTACCTAGCGGGTTACGCAGGTAATAGTTCATCGCTTTGGCGCGTTCGTCAGTGGTATCGGTTTCTAGATACCCAATGGCGTCATCAATCTCTGATTCGAGAATGGCTTTAACCTGAATGTCGGTAATCATCAAACCACCCACCTTGTGTCAATGTTCAATGGTCGGCCCCAATCAGAGCCAGATTCTTTTAATCCAATCGCCAGATATCTAAACGCATCTGACGCATGTGAACTCCAATCGTGCAAGGGTCGATCATAAAAGACCGACCGCTTTTCGTCATATTCTCGGCGATAGTTTCTCAGCGCATCGAGTCCCATCTTCGTGCGCTCTTCGTCGAACCAGCAACGAGGCAATAACTGTCTGACGGCCTGTATGCCATCAGCAACCGAAAGTCTCGGGGCAACCTCGATCTCTAGACCAGCCTCCATCAGGACTTCTTTGCGACTCTTGCCAGTTCCTAGCTCTCTGACCTCTACGTCGTGCGGCAGTATTTGCGTCGCATGGTGATAGCCATTCTCTTGCAGCCAGGAGAAGTACCAGTCGAGACCGACACCGTGGTTCTCCACATAGTCGATCAGGCGCACTTCCTTTGACACCACCTGGGCCACCCAGATAGCAGTCGAATCACTCATGCCCAAATCCCAAGCACAGAATGTCTTGGCTAGAGGCTCGTTTGGAATCTTGCCGACTTGACCATCAGATTCCAGGTCATTGATAAGCGATCCGTAATACGAGCCTTCCACAGCAGCCGCAAATGAACACTCGAACTCCTGTGCGTACTTGTCAGCGCCCATCTCTTTCTTGGCTGACTCCAGTTCCTTTGGATCAAGGATGCCCGTTTCGGAAGCCTTGAACTCTAGAAGAGACCAGTTCTCATCTTTAGCTGCTCTATCTCTGAAGTCTGCGAAATGATTACGCCCCTTCGGAGTTCCTAGGAACAAGGCCCAACCGTGTCTATCGGCTAGGGCAGGCCTGATGATCTCATTCCAAATCTTTGGATTCTGATCGGCAATCTCATCAATCACGATCCCGTCGAAATACTGTCCACGCAAGCTGTCTGGGTTATCGCTACCGTAGAGCTGGATGCGACGATCCCAGAAGTCCACACGCAGTTCAGTGATGTTTGCCGCAGCACCTAGTGGTCTAGTGAACTCAACCAAGTAGTCCCAGGCTGTGCGCTTGCTTTGCCCGTAGGTCGGGCTAATGAGACCGTACCTAGGATTGGGCTTGTCACACTTGAGCGCACTGTGGATCAACTGGTTAATCGCAGCCACTGTCTTGCCCATACGTCGATGAGCAACCACCACTGTGAAGCGGCTCTTGGCTACAGCACGGTGGATCTGCTTCTGAGGCTCACGCGGTCGGTAACCAGTGTCTACTACCTTCTCATTCATCAATGCCGCTCACCACCTTGATGCTTAGAGGGCCACCATCGTTACCAGTGACTTCTGTTCTGGCTAACTTCGGGATGTGATACTCGATCGCCTTCAGATAGATGTCACACGCTTTATCCGGCGACTTCTGCGCTACCTGGTTCATCCACATCACAAAGTTCTCGGCATTCTCATCAGCCATGCGAGCGATCACCTCGCGGACAATACCAGTTGACTTGTTCGGTACGCCCTTGGGACGCCCCTTACCCCTATTGCCCACATTTACGCCCACTTTAGGCTCGGTCTCGTTACTCATAGAGCCTCCAAGATTGATAACCTTTACCTATTGTAGCGTCGCTACTGATAGAAAAATAGATTGTCATTTCTCTAAGAAATTATGTTTTACTCCGTCGTACTCGCTTTACGGAGGCAATCATGAACGAACTTATTGGATACATTGCTACTGCTGCACTTGTTGCATGCGTTACCCTTCTTGCGATCTTTAACTTTTAATTGGCCTTCCGTCCCATCAGAGACGCATTCAGATCGCCGTCCTCGTCCACATACAGCCCGAAGATGCGCTCGTCGTCTAACTCCAGATAGATATCTCCATCATCTATCTCGACGCCTTCAATCGTGCGACCTAGCAATGAATTGAACATCTCTTCCGGCGTCATAGCTTCTCCAATACAACTTGCATCGAATCTACGGCTGTAGGAGTTCGCAGGAGCGTTTCTGCATCAGCATCTAGTGTTGCGCCCCACTCACTTAACTTGAACTCCATAGAGCGCATTACAAAGCGTTCTTCCCATCCTAGATACCAGTGCCAATCTGTGTAATAGAGCCAGGAGTTCTGGTTGAAGCGCCTGATATGAGTCGGGTCTTGATCAGCGCCAAGGCTTAGCCAGTAAGGCACTGAGATTTCCATCGTGCCACCTTTGCACAGGAAGTCTCGGCAGTTAGCCATTGCTTGCACCAGGTCTTGGATGTGTTCAAGGCAATCGTTTGTCACAATCCTGCTGAACATTCCTGGCTTTAGAGTTACCTTGCCGAAGCGTTTGGTATCGAACTCTTTGCCCCACTCTACCTTCGTGATGTCCAGCACTAGGTCTGGATTGACACGCTCAAGAATGTCTACGTTAAACATCTCCGGGATGAAGTTCTTACCGGACCCCAGGTGTAGTGTTTCTGGCAAGTCTTTCAATCAGTTCCTCGACACGATCTGAACACAGAAGCGGAATCAGCTCTTCAATCTCTTCGTCCGTTAACTGCCACCACGGGCAATCAAGTAGTCGTGCAATCTGTTCGTCCGTAAATCTTTGCTTGACCACGCGAGCAGGATTGCCTGCGGCGATGCAATAGGGCGGAATGTCTTTTGTGACAACTGCCTTGGCTGAAACAATAGCACCATCCCCAATGGTCACCCCACTCATGATTGTGCATCCCGATCCAAGCCAGCAATCGTTGCCTATGACAACATCGCCTTTCGTAGCTGGATGACCTTTGCCGTGCCACTTCCAGTTTCCAATGTGACCAAATGGATAAGTAGTGATCCAGTCAGTCCTATGGTTTCCGCCCAAAAACACTTCGACATTATCGGCTATGGATGTGAACGAGCCGATGTAAAGCTCTGCATCCTCTCCCCATGATCTAACGATCAGGTTCTCAACACCGTATGTGTGCCTCACTTTTTCTTATTACGAGCTGAAATGGCAGCAGCTTTCTTCTTTGCATCTGCTTTGCTCGATGCTCCCCATGCCTTTAGCGAAAGAAGAAGCCTAGTAGGTTTGCCATCTTTGTACTCAGGCCCAGCCATATTCCCCATACGAGCCAGAAAACTTGCGCGGCGAGGATTGTCGCCAGAACGCACAGGAGGCTTAAGATCAGAACCTGGATTGGCTCTTTCATAAGACTTTCGTCCGGCCTCGTTTAGTCCACCAGACTTAGCTTTCCCTGCCTTCCTCGTCCATGCCGGAGTCTTCATCTTCTTCTTCCTCTTCGTAATCCATCTTTGCAAACTTAAGCATGGCCTTTTGTTTGCTAGTCATCGGTTCTGTAATAGGACCGCCAACCAGCCAGGCAGAGCAAGTGCGATCAGCAGCACACTTGAACTCAAATAACTCGCAGTATCCAAGATCAGCTTCATCGACTACTTCGTTAGCATATGTCTCATCATCGGATTCTTCTTGCTGAATGCCACTGATGATGCATTCCATCATGTCAGGAGTTTGGATGAATGCAGAGCAGTTTCCACAGCGCATAGTCTTTGCATTATCTACTGAAGTGTTCCATTCCTTTGCACGAGCATTCCAGAACTCATCGTCCTCAATCTCAGGATTGGCAGGGCCATAGCCATATTCCTTGAACGCTTTATTGCGGTTCTTTAGATTGATATGAATATCTTGTGTGGCGATAGGACACTTCATGATTAGTCCAATAGTCCGGCAGGCATACGAATATCTTGTGGCGTAGCAAACGGGCTTTTGCCCATCCTGCGGCGAGACTCAGCCCACATCCGAGCCTTGTTATAAAGTTCATCAGGAATCTTCCGACCAGACAGCAGAAGGTTCAATTCCTTTTTTGTCAGCGTAGGAACCATAAGCGGATATTCGCCGCTTTCATCTTCTGCTGATAATTCAGTGGATACACCTTCACGGCCCATCACAGGCCCGAGGAATCCGAGTCCCTTCGGCATTCCAGAGCCTTCGCGCAGACCATATGGGGCCATACCTTTACCACCAAACATCAGCAGTAGTTTTTCAAGTGATAGCCCGTTCATGTTTTATCCATTTGCACCCATCGGCAATAATAATCACCGGGTTCCTTAGTTTCGATTTCTTGTCGATACTCCTGACACTGCTCAAGCGTATCAAAGGTTTCAATCAATAGCAGATGCCCATTTGAGAGCAGCCATAGATTGAACCAGATGATTGTCACTTCTTGGCCGTTTTCGCAGCAGCCTTAAATGCTTTGGCTGTAGGTGCGCCTTTAGCTCCAGGCTTCCGCATCTTCTCGCCCGATCCTTCAGCGATACGCTTGCGCTTTGCGTGGATGTTTGCGTAGAGACCAGGTTTCATTTCTTCTTCCTCGACATTCCAGCCTGAGACAGAGCAATTGCAATAGCCTGCTTCGGAGACTTTACTACCTTACCACCCTTACCCGAATGCAGCTCACCCTTCTTGTACTCGCGCATTACCTTGCCAACCTTCTTCTCAGCTTTGGTCATCTTCATTTCTTTTTCTTCCCGTCAAGCTTCCAGGTGGTCTTAGCCATAGGCTTGCCTTTCTTGGCAGCAGCTTTCTTAGCGGCTTCCATACCGGCAGCGGTGTAAGGGTACTTAGTCTTTCCGACCATCGGCATGATCTTCTCCCAAAAAAATACCCGCCGAAGCGGGTTAATTTACTACGCGGAGGGCAAGCGAACCACAACTATGGTTGAGTCAAGATAGTTATAGTTCTTGGCACGATAATAGGTTGTTGATTTATTTTAGTCAATAGGAAACCCAAGGCTTTTGATCCCCCTGAATCAAAAGACCTATAGGATAAAAATCCTATCTCCCTCTCGGGCCATATTCTTCTTCCGAGGCCACCTTACGGGTGCTAATCGCCGTGCATCAAAATGCCGTCCTCGTTCGTGCTAGTGCCTATGGAAGCCTAGCTGCGCTGGGTAATGGCGCTCGGGTTCTCTTGTCAGCCGCCCCCTACAGGCGCATTGCTACGCGGACAGTACGGTCTGATCCAAAGAAAAACCCCAATGTACTGATAGAGGCTTGGCCCTTGGCTTGGGCAATCACTTGGCACTCATCCATATGCGTTGTGACCACACAAGCCCCTATCACTACACCGGGGTATGGATGAATGCCTGACTGCCAGATCAGACACTACAACAATATCACCGTTTCGCTTTCCTTGCAAGTCTGGATGCATAGTCCATAAATGCATGGTGCAAAATTTCGATGCAGTCTGAAAACTCTTCTCGAAAGCGGTTATTATCTAAGTCAATGCCACAGTTTTGTGCCGCAGGAGGCGCTTCTTTGCCTGTTCCACGGCAACGCTTGCAAACCTTGTCCGTAAGCACCTGGTTTTGAGCCTCAAATTTCACGCCCTTACATGATCGACAGACATCTGTTAGCCAGTAGCAGAGAGCTGCTTCTGCGATGTCGTGAAGCATACGTTTGGGCAGGTGCGATCTCTCCTGGCGTTTCTTACCGACGAACTGTGTCATCAGCTCTCGCAGCAATTCCTTCGTTTTGGAATTGTCCTGTGCATACTTGGACCAAAACGCCAAGGCTCCTAGTCCTCTTCGCCTTGCCACAAATCCACTGCTTGCAATCAGATCAGCGTCAAAGTGCAGCTCATCGCACTTAAGATTGGTACTCGTTGTTGCTCGGGTCATACGCTCAATCACACCCACTGCAAATCTCCCTTGCCGTGGCTGCCCATCCTTCCATTGAAGTTTCTACTGTAAAGTCAAAATCTTTCCACCAGTCTGCTTCCTGGGTTGTTAGGTGAACACATAGTGGATAGACGGCCCTCCATTCGCCACGCTGACGTTTGTAAACGAGCAGCGGAACTAATCCATTGGATTGGTGGCAAGCCTGTGCCCACCACTCTCGTACATCTCCGAGGGTAGACTTGGCATGATCCTTGACTTCTACTGACCAACCAGGAACACCAATCAGATCAGAGTCACCGTGGTCATTCTTGACTCGTCTCTGAGCGTTCCATCCTGTCAACTCAAAGATTATGTGACAGACGGCTAGTTCTCCGCGCTTCCCCTTATTCCGGCTGAACGCGCTCATCTTCCATTTCCAGTAGCAAATCAATGTAGTGCTTGGCTTTCAGAAGGTCTTGCTTGCCACCCTTCTCACGCCACCGCACTAGATATTTGATAGCGTTGCCCTCGCAGAATCCAATCTTGTTTTTGTGAATGAACTCGATTGGTTCGATTACAAAGTTCTTGTAGTGCGTACCACCGATTTGCGTGTCTAGCGCAGACATTCCTTAACCTTATCAAGTAGTCCAAGTTCTGTGATCCCATAGTAACGCTCAAATGCTTTGCGTCCCATGCCATGCAATCCAGTGTTTCCACGATGGTGCTCTGGACACAGTGGGATCACATCCCAATTGCTTGCCCTGAGTGCTGCACCAGTTCCGGTACGAGGATGATGCAACTCAGCTGGAGTTTCTCCTAAGCCTAGATGTTTGCAGAGGACACATCCCAACTCTGCAACCTTGTTCATGTGTTGTTTTTCAGACTTCGTCATAGATCGCGGTAAAGCCTTCGGAACGCCAGTATAGGGAAGGCGCTGATCGTCCGAAAGACTGAACTTCAATTCCACCATATTCTTCGTTGAGTCGAGTGATGAGCCGTCCAACTGTTGTCGATTGAACACCAACCTTTTTTGCTAGTTCTTTGGTGGTTTGAGGTTCTTCGCTCAAGGCTCTTAGCAGTGCGAGTTCGTTTGTAGAAAACTTCTGTTTCTTAGGAAACAGCTTTGCGTGTTCGTGGTACTCAAGAAGGTGTTGAAGAAGGAAGCTCATTGAAGATTACGCCCTGGTCCACTGCCCATGCTTCGATACTTGTCATGTAGTCGGCAAACTCTTTGACAGATAGTTCTGTGCTTGATTTGCCTACTGCCACAATCTCACCGTCTGGCAAGGAAACTTCTTTTACTCCTATGAATCTTCGCTTTGCCCATTCATGCCAAGCCTCTACGTCACTTATATTTAGTTGCTCGGCGATTTCGTGCAGCACTGCCCAATATCTCCTGTTCTGCGCGTTCCTTCTCTTTTCTTTCTCTCTCTGCAATGTCAGCACAAAGCAGTCGCCAGTCAAAGCCCGACTCGCAGCCGAGAAAGCCGCTTTCAGGTGTTCCATCGAATACACTACGAACCGCATTTCCCCGTTCGATTCCATTTTCTCTCGCGTACCTTACTTTGACTTCGCCGAAAACTGAACGACATTCGTCAACGAATCTGGCGATTGTTGGCATAGCTTGTCGATTTTGTCGGTGTACCTCGGTCTCCATGATTCAGTTTCTCCATAGAACTGTCCTTCTGAATTGAAGTAGAGTCCGATGCGACCCTCCCACTCGCCATGACGGTTCTTATCGCATACCAATAGAGCGTCCACACCGTCATCTTCTTCACCTCTGGCTACGCGAGCCTCTTTCTTTTTGTTGCGCCAAACGGAAAAGCACTGGTCAACTTGGTCCGTAATGGATCCTGAACCCTTGCTGTCGTACTTCCCAGGCACTTGTGTTTCGTCAGCAAGTTTGCGGCTATGGTGAATCAGGTGAATGTGGATATTGTGGTCACGAGCGATAGAAGTGAGTTCGTCTACCATCATCTTCTGACCGTTATAGTCATCCTCATTCTTGACGGTCTTCATCAAGCTATCGACCACAAAGTGATTGATACCCTTAACGTCAGCACAGTAGCGGATGACCTTTAGCAGTTCCTTGCCGTCTACCGTGCCCTGCTGGTCATACAACCATAGGCGACCATCTAGGAACTTGTGGAACTGCTTAATGAATGACTCAGTAGGACTAGCAAAGCCTAGTGCCTGACGAGTCATACGCCTGAGTGTAGCTACAGGCTTCATCTCAAAAGATGCAATGCAGACTGTCTCACCTTGAAACAGTATGTCCAGCATCACATGAGAGGTCATCATCGACTTTCCGTGGCCGTTTATACCCATCCATAGCGATACCTCCTGCGGACGGAAGCGAAGATTCTCGTGAGTCTTCGGCCACGGCAATGTAGCCCCTTGCGCCACAGTCGGATTCAAAAAGGCTTCAATTACGTCATCTGCGTACAAGTCCGCTGACTTGATAGCCAGAGCCGTCTTGGGCGGCACATAGCGGTCAACTTCATCTTGTGTGATGAGCATGGTTCCTCCGTATGGGAGGCACAAGTGTGCCACAAAAAAAGTTCAGCACAAGTGTTGACACGCAGAAAAAAATCCGGATGATGGACTCCGCAGCACAACAACAACGGAGGCTAAAGTGACTGTAGAACAGATGTTGAAATCAATGAACGAGAAGGCTGATGCAATGCTTCGTGAGCGTGAACGCATCTTGGAGTTCATCGATGCGTTGGCAGATGGATATGCAGAAAATGGGCAAGATGAGCGCGCAGCCGCTTGCAGAGGAATCGTTAACCATCTTCGGTGGGGATTATGAGCTACGACAGCTGGCTGCAAGCCCCTTATGTAGAAAAAGCATTTCGTGATGCAGAATGGGAAAAGGATGCTGAACGTCTTTACAAGAATTACGACCGCAAAGCATTGTTCCCTGAGTTCCTTGCTATCTACGGAGAAGAAATCAAAGATGACAACGCGATTCTTTCGGCAGTCAAGCAGCGAGACTTCGAGGCCGTTGGCGGACTACTACTTGAAGCATTTGAACAATACCTGTCCGAATTGGCGGACTATGAAGCAGACAGACTTCAGGACAGGGGATAACCGCTATGGCATATCAGTGCGCTCAATCTGCTACCCACCACAAACGCTATTGGAAGGCGCTCCGTACGACCCGCGCCCTTGGTCGGGAGTGGCGCGATACCTTGAAGGGATTGCGAACGACCTGCATGAGTTGGAAATGCAAAAGATGACCCAAGGAGACTTTCGTGAAGACTAATTGTTGGATTGTTGTGGGCGCACTAATTGGCTTGTTTCTGTACAACAATGCCCATGCTGTGCAGTGCTGGACGCAGACCTATCTGATCAATGGGCAGTTCGTTAGCTGCCTGGTCTGCCAGCAGCCAAATGGCAATGTCACGACGAGTTGCACATGAGAGAAGACCTTGCCTGTCCCAAGTGCAATGGCGACGAGTTTGATATGTTCGTCGAGTGGGGCAGCATCAATGTCTTTGAGTGCTACTGCTCATGCGGTAACGAATGGTGTTGGACATTCGATTTCCACGGTGAAATCATTGAGGAGACAAAGTGAAATACGCAGAACTTAGGAAGGTTGACGTAAGCAAGTACGTCGAACGCAAGAACGGACTGACGTACTTGTCATGGGCATGGGCTGTAGACCAACTCCTGCTGCAAGACCCTACGGCTAGTTGGGAGTACGCGGAGCCTAGGATGTTTGGTCATACCATGATGGTGTTCTGCACTGTGAATGCGTTTGGCGTTTCGCGTACTGCACAGTTGCCTGTCATGAACCATCGTAACCAAGCCATCGAGCACCCCGATTCATTCCAGGTGAATACGGCTATGCAACGCTGTCTGGCAAAGGCTATCGCACTGCATGGACTCGGGCTGTACATCTATAACGGTGAAGACCTTCCTCCGTCAGAAGAAGGCGATGCAACATTGAACGAAGAAGACATCCAGAAGATTTCCGAGCTTGCAGAGAAGGTCGGATCAAGTCTTGAGAAGATTCAAGCGTTCTACAAGGTCGAGTCTCTGACTCAGGTTCCGAGAACTCAGTACGGCAAGATCGTAATGACCCTCAATAAGAAGCGAGTACAGAATGAAGGTGTTTCGGGTCAGTAGTGATGGTGCTTGTTTAAGTGAAATGGCATTGATCACATTGCACAGGCTTGTTGATGCAAGCAGCCTGATTGAAAAGAAAGTGAAGACACTGACCGGCATCTCCGCTAGACGCTTTACCAAGATTCACCTGGAGACGTTGGTCAGGAGCAAGAATGGCTATAAGGTTGAAAGGATGCGCGAGGTATGGGTTGACTGGGTAACAGGAAGTCTCTACGAACTCGATGGCAGCTGCTTGAGCAGTCCACATCTAAAAATTGTTGAGACGGATCAGAAGCCTTACTGTCGCGTTAAGGAAATGTTGGAAAACTTTAAATTTGGATATGGTGGTGACTATGAATACAGTAGCAACTGACTACGCTTTTCTAATGCTCAAAATGGAGCAATATCAGAGGGTTATGCATGATGCCTGTCTTCGTAAGCAATGGTCTGAAGCTCGCAAACACGCAGCAAAGATTGATTGCTATTGCGAAGCCCTCATGTATTGGCTGCAAAACCAGGAGGATCATCAGGATGGGCGATTTGAAGAAGTACGGCTGCCACAACCGGAAGCCGTTTGAGAAGATTGTGCGAGTTCAGGATGGTTGGTTTAACGAGGTCACTCGTCGAATGAAGTCTATCCCGTTCCGTATGTCTGAACAGTGCGAATACGATCTAAAGAAAACAGATGAGAGGTGCAAGGAATGCAACTGGATATAGGCGAAATGGCGCGTAAGTGTGACATTCACCGGATTACGCCACTGACACCTGCAATGCTTAACGCATTAGCTCAGTTTGCAGGTATGTGTGGTGGTAAGGAATCTTGCATTGAGATTGTGGAACGAATGGCTGAGTCTTGTGCCAGCAGACCAATGAAAAGTGTCTTGCTGCAAGCGGCAGAGGAAATGAAGCGATGAACCACGATGACATCATTCGCATGGCGCGGGAGGCTGGGCTGGTTCTTGGCTACCCGTTTTTGCCGCAACACCTAGAACGCTTCGCCAAACTTGTAGCAAAGCAAACCAAAGAAGTCTGCGAAGCAGAAGTCGAGTACCAGAAACAACGCGCACAGATATGGCGCAATAAGGCGTATGAAGTTGGAGGCAAACCCTTACCGTGTGATGCCGATGAGGTGCTTGCAAAAGCCGTAGCAGCAGAACGCGAGGCGTGTGCGCGGGTGCCAGACGAAATGTCTCGACGGTACTGCGGGGCATGGAACTCTGCGTTGTATGAATGCGCAGCTGCCATACGAGCGAGGAGTGAGAAATGAGGATTAAATCTTTTTTTGAAGATTTGTGGCTTGGGTTCGCTATTGTTGGTGCAATGGCAGGAGCCTTGTTCCCGTTTGCAGTTATGTTCTATCTGGTTTGGTGGCTTCTTTCATGACTGCAATGAAGTATCAGGTTTACAAAGTCATTGCACATCTACAGAACAAAGAAGCGTATACATCAGATGACTTGGCTTTTGAATTAGGAATAGCCCAAAGAACAGCACAGCGTCACCTGAAGGAATTGTGGGTGCTGGACTTGGTACATATCTGCGGTTGGGACAGGAACTATCAATCTCATGTGCCTGTGTATCAGTGGGGCAAAAAGCCTGACGTTGCTAGACCTAAGCCTCTTACACCATCAGAGATTGGAAAGAGATACAGATGCAGACAGGCTGCGTAGAGATTGACCTAGTGCAAGGTTCTCAGGAATGGTTAGACTTCCGCAGAACGAAACGCATGGCCTCAGAGACTCCTGCTGTTATGGGTCTATCACCGTGGCAAAAGCCTAAAGATGTAGTCAAGGCTAAGAGAGGCGAAAATGCGAAATCGAATTATGCGATGCGTAGAGGGCAAGAGCTTGAGCCGCTGGCGCGTGACGTATATCAAGGAATCGTTGGCATACTGCGCACCGGCGTGTTTGTTTCTGGCGACTATGGTGCTTCTCTTGATGGTATCGACTTGTTCGGTGAATTGATCGTAGAGATCAAATGCCCGATGAAGGGAAAGGCTTCCGACCTCTGGAAGCAAGCCGAGAACGGTGAAATACCAGAGCACTATGCCGTCCAGATGCAACACCAGATGATGGTGACTGGAATCGAGACTGCTCACTTATATGTTTTTGACGGCGAAGTCGGCATCGCCGTGCCTTTGAGTGCCGATAAGCAAATGTTTGAAACGATCCGTTCCGAATGGGACAAATTCTGGAGTGAAAACTTTGAATAAGGTAATTCTGTGTGGCCGCGTAGGCCAAGACCCTGTGGTCAAGCACACTGCTGATGGCAGTCAAGTGACGAGCTTCTCAATCGCAACGTCTAATGTCTCAAATCGAAACGGTGAGAAGAAGGAGACCACCGAGTGGCACTCATGTGCGTCGTTTGGTCGTACCGCTGAAATCGCAGGTCAGTATCTCAAGAAGGGTGGACAGGTGCTCGTCGAGGGTTCGCTTCGCACAACCAAGTACAAGGACAAAGAGGGAAATGATCGTCAGTCCACCGGCATCATTGTGAACCAGCTAACGCTTTTGGGCGGTAAGTCCGAGTCGAAGGAGAAATTTGTTCCTGGAGAAAAGGACTACGGTGACTCTGACATTCCATTCTGAGGCAAACCATGACTGAGAACACTTACACGCTATTTGATGATGTTGAGCGTTTCATGAACGCAGCAGAGCAGGACAAGAGTGAAAAAACAGCAGACCTCTACCTGCGATTAATCAATGAGGAAATGAATGAACTCAGTGTTGCAGTAGATGGTGGCAATGATGTTGCTACATTGGACGCGATTTGCGACACGATCTGGGTGCTTGTGGGATACGCTCACGCAAAGGGCTATCCGATTGATATGGCATGGGATGCCGTAGCCCTGTCGAACTTTTCTAAGTGCATCACTCTGGATGGCAAGTTGACGACGGTGAAGCGCGAAGATGGGAAGGTGATCAAGGGGCCATATTTCAAGCCGCCGAAAATCAAGGAAATCCTCGTTGAAGCGGGATTCCAATGCTGACACCGATTGTTGTTTGCAGCACTCAAGGAACTTGTGTCTCAGTGCTTGCAGCATCAATCAAAGCCTATGCGCCTGGTCATCCTGTCCTGTGGTCTAGGAAGGGTGGTCAGGCAGTAGACTTTGGTAATGAGACGAAGTATCACCTGAACTACGGCAAAAACTTTGGTGACTCATATAACGCAGCCATCCAAACTGCTTTTGATATCTGGCCTTGTGAGAGGCTCTACATTGCGAATGATGACGTAGTCCTTACTCCGACTACCATTGAAGATTTTGAGCGCGATACAGAGCTTCTCAGCGAACTTAAAGTTGGTTTGCTAGGCGCTAGATCAGACTTTGTGCTGTGGCCTCAGAACATTCGATCAACAATCGACAAAGATGAACGAATGGGAGTTAAGTGGGCTAGCGAGAACCTAATCAAAGAGGTCAGCGTTGTAGCCCCAATATTCGCCCAGATCACCAGGGAAGTGTGGAAGACAGGAATCCGCATCCCACCCATCAACTGGTACAGCGACAACATATGGTGTCACGATCTGAGTCAGCTCGGGTTCAAGCACTTCGTCAGTCGGGCTTACGTTCATCATGCTGGCTCCCAAACGATAGGCAGAGACTTTAAGAGCCTCAACGAAGAGGCTCTCGATTGGATTAAGGCTAATCGTCCGGACCTAAACTTCGATTAGTTCTCCGCGAAACTCAATAACTCCATCACACCACTTACGGGCAATTTCTGGCATCAGGAGTTGCCCGTCTACAAATGAAAGCACGATAAAGCCCGAATGCCAGTTCGGTTGCTTCGCTTCCATGTAGTTATTGAATTGCGGGTCTAGCGCGTCATCAGCAAGCATCCCTGTACGCACACCATACCTAAGACCTGAATAACACTCGTAAGGCACTACACCGATGCGGTGATCGTGTCCGGTAACGATGGTCTTGCCGGATTTGACCACGTTGTTCCAGTCACTGTGCTCCCCTCCTGCCTCTCTGTGACGCACAACGATGTCGTCGTTAATGTCTACACGCCAGCAAGGAATCCAGCGAGGGATATGGTCTTTCAGGTGGATACCAGTAATGCCAGCATACTCAGGGGCAGAGTTAGCAAGACGGGACTCGAATCGAGCATCGTGATTGCCACAGGGCCAGAAGAACTTAGCACCCGGTACTGCTTGCACGAGTTCTTCTAGGCGATCTGTAACCGCTTCCAGCTCTTGTTTAACAGTGGGCTTGTGTTCCCATCCAAGAGAGGGCCAGCGAGAGATAGAAGCACCATCGAATGCGTCTCCATTGCAGATGACGCCTTTCACATGAGCGCGGTACTTCTTGAGGAGTTTTACAAGAGCCTTGTGAGCAGTAGAAGGTTCACCAGGCCAGTAGTGGGCATCAGAGAAGATAAAAACCATGCCATCTTCTACCTGCCACTTTGCTACACCTCTGGATACGTCTAACGAACCAGTGCGTGTAGGACTTGATTCGTGGTTTGCAGTAAGGATTGTTCCATACCTTTTCTCAAGACTTCTGCGCCTTGAGTAAACATTACGAACTTGTATACCTAACTCTTTTGCGACTGCGGAAGCACTTTTGTGCCTATTCCAACAGGCCAGAAATTCATCATCTGTTACCGTTAACGGCATTGAATACCTCGTCGTAGGCTTTGTAGCAAGATAGAAGTTCTATTGCGTATTGATCGGCTCTGGCAGATTCCCCTGCAAGAAATTCTGCATCCTCTCGGTAAAGTCCGGTTCCACTGCAATCTTGTGGATCTTCGGGACTTGAGGGCATGGAATCCCTTTGGGTACGCTGCTGCAACCCTGCAACAATAGAAGCGTGGCTACGCTTGATACGAGCAATTTCACGATTCTTATCCTCCACGACTGTATCAATCTTGGTACGCAAGGTACGCTCGATTTCTACAGTCTTAATGGTTTGTTCTGCTACTACCTTGTCCCATTCACTCTGGACAACACTCTTACCCTTGTAATAGCCCTTGAAGTATGCGGCGGCAGTCATTACGAGAATAAGAACCCCACCTATGACCCACTTGTTCAAGAACCAATGCATTGTCGATACTCCTGCTGACGGCGCTTAGTTAGACCGGGTAAAGGCTTGCCACGAAACTTATCCCACTTTAGGACTTCTTGACAAGCCCCTGAATAGTCTTGATTGTTAAGTTTTTTGACCAGCGTGGACGAGCAGAATGCTTTAGGCCCGATGTTATATGTCAAACTGACGAAAGCATCGTACTCATACTGGTGTAGCGGGACTTTGACGCAGGACTGAATGGCAGTCTCAAACTTGTTGGCGTCTTTCAGGAGCCTTACCAGCGCCCGTTCTGGTGTCGTCTTGTCACCAAGCTCCACATCTTCTGTAGTGCCGAATCCAATCGTCGGTACATCGCCGGGAACTGGAATATAAGCATTTTCTCGGTAGCCTTCGTGCAGTGCTATACCGACAAGGGTAGCAGCAGAGAGTGACAATGCCGCTACCTGGATCCTCATACCAGACCTAGCATCTTGGCGATATACATAGCCAGAAGACCAGCAGCACCCCATACGGCAGCGAATACCCATGTAGCCGCTTGGTTCTGTTTACCTTCGGACTTCTCAAGTGCATCGACTCGATTATCGAGCTTGTCGATGAGTTTGAAGATGCGTTCTTGAGTCTCAAGCATCTTTGATTGACGCTCATCAATGAGAGCAAGTTTGGTTAGCGCAGAAGCTACGTCACGCATAACCAATTTCATCTCTCCCATATCCGAATGCAGAGACTCAACCTTGTGAGTCAATAGGGCCATTTCCGCTTCTTGACTCATGACTACATCCCTTCAATCTCAATCCAAGATAGTGTCGGCTCATCCCACGAATAACGCTTGTCATCAGTAGGCATCGGAGTCGGGGCTTCCCATTGAGCAGTGTCGTTGTTCAGCACCCACGAGGCATAGGGCTTCGGCGGAACAAAAGCATCAATGCTGGGGTTGTATGTGTACCCGATCCCAGCGTAGTTCTTGCGGAAGTTTCCGTTATAAGAAGTCTGCTTCCAAGTGCCACCGAATAGACGTTCACAGAAAGCCGCACCGATGTGCTCCTTCTCTACGCCCGTAGCATCAGCGGTGTCCTTATTGCCGACCACGATGACTCGCAGTACGACATTGTTAGCATCGAGTTCAGCAAAATGAGCCATCTCAGATCTCCAGTTCAGTCAAATCATCAGCACCACCAATAGTGCCTTTGAGGAAAGTATTAAAAGCGATACTGATTCTTTCTTCACCGTCTACCGTTTGCACCATGTGAGTCAGGCTCGACGGGAATAGGATGACATCACCCTCGTTCACCTCGAACCACCATGAATCACTGTTGTAGGGGTTCCAGTTATCCGTTGGCAGTTTGATCTGCTGATAACCATCGCGGTAGAAGTAGATCTTGTCTCCTTTGGCAGCGATGTATACGCAGCCAGAAATGAATGAATTCGGGTGAGCGTGTTTATGGTGATACTGCCCCGGCTTCGTGTAGTTAGCCCATGACTGCGTGATGTAAGGCGTTACATTGTGCTTAGGAGCATGAATAGCCTTCATGTATTCAGCAAGACAGTTCTCTACAAACCCCGCAATGCGTTCCATAGGTTCTTCAAATAGCAAGTAATTCTGTTTGCTAGTTGTGTTGCCTTGGTTCGGACGTTGTTCCAGATTTCGCACATAGTCCTTTTCCTCGTCAGTGATATTGAAGTTCCAGAATGCAACAGGAGTAGGAAAGAGATTTTCTATCTTCACGCTGCTGCATCCTGGATCATCTTCTGCCAGCCAGTGAGCTCTGCAATCTGTTCTTCCGTGTAGATGGTGTTGATGGAGTCTTCAAAGGCTTTGATTTTCTCCATCGTGTCCATCAGTTCTTCCCAAGTAGGACAGGGGCGCGGGTCTTCCCAACGGGTAATCATGGTGTTGGAGATTTCCCACTTAGCACCCGGACGAAGCAGGTGCATTGCCGTGTCGATTCCATACAGACGATAGATTTTCATTTTCATATCAAAACGTAATCGAACCAGAACCTGTCCACTTATAAATGCGGTAACCACCACTGATTGTTATATCGGGTGAACCAGTAGTAGAAGCAGCAGCAGAGTATGTGTTTGGATAGCGGATAATTACGATGCCTGAGCCGCCGGAGCCTGCTGTGTTTGCATTTCTACAACTACCACCACCGCCGCCAGTATTTGTGCCTCCCGGCGTAGCATTGGGGTTTGGCCCAGCATATCCATCACCACCATTACCACCACCGCCAGTACCACCGGCCGCTCCAACTTTTCCTGAGTCATACGCGCCGCCGCCACCTCCACCAGCGTAAGTTACAGAGGAACCAGAAATTGATGAAGCTGTTCCATTTCCTCCGGTTCCACCACCACCGGGTTGCCCATTTTGCCCAACAGCAGATGCACCGCCTCCACCCCCGAATCCAAGACCGCCAGATGCACCTGTTCCGCCATTATTGCCCTGCGAGGGACTCACTGATGGTGTATTCCCTGTCCCTCCGGGGCTAGACCCATAACCTCCACCAGCGCCGGAACCGCCATTTCCTCCGGGGTTTGCGCCACCAGAATATAAACCCGCCCCACCACCAGCAGACGTGATAGTTGAAAAAACAGAATTAGAGCCAGCACCTCCGGGTTGCAAATAATCACTATTACCGGCGCCCCCACCACCTACAGTTACGGTGTAATCAGTGCCAGCGGTTACAGACAAACCAGTACCTGTTCTAAACCCACCAGCACCGCCACCGCCAGAATTCTGAGTCGTGCCACCCCCACCAGCGACTACTAGGTATTCCACGGTGGGCGTGATTCCACCAGCAGCAGTAAACAGGCCGAATCCTCGCGGAGACAGTGAGCCAAAGGCAGATAGAATGGGTGGCATAACTATTCCTTAAGCAAACTTGGTTT